GCAGTACCATTATTAATGTATCTAAAAACAGATTTTTTATTAAGGTCTGTTATTGGTCGTTCTGCGGTAATTGATGATATTAAAGTGAAATCTCCACTTTCAACATTGAAAGGGGAGAGTTTTTCATATATTGCGGTTATAAATTCAAAATCTACTGATGTTGAATAAGCTTCAGAAATTTTACTGTTGCTAGCTAGAAAATGAATGCCAACTATACAAAAACCAAATGCAGAATTGATAATAAGAGGAGTTCCACATTCACCTGCTTTAGTAGGTCGCTCAGCAAAACCTTGCCAATTAATATGTTTAGAATCAATATTATGAGCAGGGAATTTAAAAGTTCTTTCCTTGCAAACAACTATTTTCTTCACAGTATTTATAGATGTTTTACCATCATCATCTCTACAAGCATAAGCACCGTTAAAGACTCCATCAGCTTCACCAATTTGAAAATATTGAGTGATACGTTTCATAGGGGGTAGTTCACGTAAAGTTAGAAAAACTAAATCTGTTGCAGGAACACGATGTATATCAGCTTCGGATATAACAAATTCCACATTATTAGAAATTCCTATGCGAGAGTCTAAAGTAATTTTAATAATTGTAGATGTTTCTAGAGATGGTACATTATGATTATTCGTTAACCAAATATGACCTCCTAAACATGTCATTCTAGATTTAATGTATGTACGTTCGGTATTAGGTTTTAAGATACTAATACTAGCTACATTTTTTGAAATTTTATTACAAAATTCAGAAAATTCCATACTTTTAGATGAAGCACTTTCTCTAGTAAAATTAGCAGTAGTGAGATCCAATGTATTATTGTACCACACATTCTCACGTCCATTTAATTCAGCAATAGGTACGACTCCTACAGATGCTGATTCATTGGCTTGTGGAGAGAAATTAAATTTACTAGCAATTTTATAAAGAGCATATGAACTTGTAAGTATAGCCGATAAACCTAATAAAGCTTTAGGATGAGATAACTTTTCTTGCATTCTTTGGCCCATATTACTCCAATATTCAACTGTAGATAAATTATGATAATATTCATAGGTTAAAATGCGAACATCTTCACATTTTTTATACATACGATAATAATATAATAAATCTTTACATATTTTATATGTTTTAATTAATTCAATATAGTAATATATGAATGCACAAAATATAGCAATAGCAGTAAATTGGGTGGGATATAATGTTAAAGCTTCAAACACAGAACATTGGGGTTTTAAGTTTTCACATAATGTTTCGGGAAGACCACAACATAAGCAAAATTCACACGCTCGCATATTTATAAGGGAATCCTCAACACGAGTTTGATCTAAATTAAAAATATCAATAGCATCACGATACCATATTAATAATTCTTTAATATCAATATTTTTATGTAATATTTCAATTTCTGCCCAGCGTTTTCCCTGAGAAAGGGGTACGGGGCGAACTAATTCAACATCAAATAACCACATGTCAGGATATGGTCCCAAATTTAAGTCAGCAACCATTTTAGAGTTTAGCATGCCTCGCTCATCTTTATATTCATCACGAACTCTCGGTGTGATAATATAAGGAAATCTGCGTTGTACTGCAGATGGACATGCAAAATAATGATAAGCATTTAAATTCTTAACATTTGTGGTAGCGACCACTAATTTTGCTCTAAAAGGTGTTCTACCTTTGGCTTCAAGTTCGGCTTGATTAGGGCAGAATGCTTGATTATTCATAATCTGTATAATCTCAGTTACAGATGTGGCATCACCCATTTCTGGTGCTTGATTCGCAATATCATCCAATATTACAGTATGCACTGAACTATTGAAGCTACTCCAGAAAGGATCAGCTGAATTTCTAGTATAACAAGCTTCAGGTCCCAAAGGCAAATTCATCTTTTTTGCATAAAAATGAGTAAGTATTGCAGTAAGAGAAGTCTTACCAATACCAGAATCACCAAAAATAAGCAAACCAAATGGTGCTTTACGATTTTTCTTGGCAGCAGATTTTGTATTAACTTCATCACGTATCATTAACATAGAATTTAATTCGAATTTGATCATATTAATATCATTCTTATCTAAACGAAAAGAATGTTTAGAAATATTTTCCAATTTTTCTATAACATGATCAAGATCTAGTCTAAATTCACTTTCTGTAAAACCGTGATCTTCAGGGTTTGTGAGTAACATAGATCGCCGTTTAATTTTTGCACACATTTCAAAGATATCTTTATATTCTCCACCTGAATGGAAAAGACACATAATGTCTTTGGTAATATATACTTGATAACCTCTTTCGGCTATGAATAAAACAGTATCAAAAAGTACATATATGAAATCAGATTTCTTATAAAAACGTTTTTTCATAGCTGCTTTTTCGAGACTTGTATAGCCGAAAGTGTCCAAAGAGACACCTAATTTTTCAAAAAGAGAAAGGCTCATAATATACATAGCACATTTGTATAATTTAACCATAATAGGACTTTCATTGATATTTTTATATGAATTCAGCATTTCGCGAGCAGAAGATACAAAATCATCATTTTGAACAGAGAAAGATCCGAAAATATTTGTAATAAACGGTATAGCTTTATCTCTAATCATATGAAAAACGCTCTCATTAAATCTTAATTTAAGAAAAACAAGAGCTGCTCTAATAATGGTATCAACTCTGCGCATGCCTTCAACTTTCTCACAAGCTAATGTGATAAAATATATGACATCTTCGATTAATTTACAAAGGAACTTTTCATCAAGATAACCTTCTAATTTATTATTAAGAACTTTGATATAATGTAGAAATTCAATAGTCTTAGATTGAACTTCGAATTGATTATAATCATTATTTAGATGAGCTAAATATTTAGCTTCTACAATATCAATATCATTTGTATTGAAAAATAATGTGTCTAGATACTGTTGACGAACAGGGGGTAATGAATTTCCGAATAGTAATTCCAGATTGAAAGTATCTAATTCTTCAATTTCCAAACATTG